ACTTTACACTAGCAATATCCATGCCAAACCACTTAAAATAATTAAAAAAATAATAGTATTTTTATCATAGTTCTGTATAATAGTTATTGCGGTATTAATCATCAATAAGGAGAGAAATCATGGAAGCACAAGAAAAGTTAGCTTGGGAAATGCAGGCTTATGGAATGCCAAAAGCTCAATTACAGCTTATGGTTAAACAACAAGCTTTCCCAGGTCAAGAGTTGATGTTTGCAATGGGTATGTTAAGCGATGCACAAGAGCTTATTGGTGCGGATCTTAATGAATGCAATGAAGGATGGGTAGCTCCTAAGCAAGCCAACCAAGCAAGACAATATATTAATTGCGCTAAAGCAATTGTATTTGATTTAATGCAAAAGGACAGACAAAATGACTAATCAAAATAAAAAAATTATAGTGTATGTTATCGCTTTGTATGCTTACTTCGCACTTTGGTTATACTTTTTATTCCCAATTCTTATTAATTACTTTAAAGGATAATCATGGAAATCGTACAACAAGAAACTAGGCTATCTATTGAAAAGCTTACTAAAGCTCATAATAATATGGTCAATAAAGTATCAGACCTTGAATTTAAGCTTAATACCCTTGTAGATTTTTTAGCCAGTAATGCAGCTCACACCAATCGCATGATTGAAATTATCAAGGAGTAATGATGGCTAAGCCTAAACCAAGACAAATTGTAGGCTATTGGATCACTGTAGAGTGGAGCGATGGCACTATTGAAGAAATAGATTACAAATCTAAAGCTTTGGATAATTTCCTAGATGAGCTTGAAGATGAAACTGGATCTGAGTATCTTATAATTTTGGAGAAATAAAATGAAAAAACTATTAATCGCACTATTAATCGCACCATTATCATCAATAGCTATGGCGCATGAAGGCTATCGTGGCGGATATGGTGGCTATCATCATGGCGGTGGCGGATGGATTGCACCAGCTATTATTGGCGGAGTTATTGGTTATGGATTAGCACAACCGCATTATTATGCACCACCACCAATTTATGCAGCTCCACCTGTATATCCATCTAATCAAGTATATGTATATCCTATGGGAGTACCTGTACCTGCTGGTATGCGATGCGAGATTAGAAATCAAATCATTAATGGTGTTTACACCACTAACAATTATTGCTGGTATTAATTATGGCACAAGCACCTAGAGTACATCCAGGCAAAAGAAAAGCTAATCCTATGCTTACTAAAAATGGTAAGCCTAGACTTAAAGCAATGAGCATAAAAGATTTACATGCAAAATTAGATAAATTAGAACCTGGCAAAGAAAAAGCAAAAATAGCTAGAGAGATTGTAAGGAGAACACCAATTGGCAAATGAAGCAGGAAAAGGATCTAAACCAAGACCATTGAGTGTACCTCAAGATGTATTTGATGAGCGCTTTGATTTGATATTTGGTAAGAAAAACAAAAAAGAATTACCTATAGATAAAGAATGGGACCAAATGAAACCCGTAGGGAAAGAAGTTTTACCCGAGTATGAACTTGATGATGGTCAATTAACAGATGAACAATATGCTAAGATAAAAGAATTAGCAGAGTATGAATTAAATAAATCTACAGGTGATGTACAGCTCAAAGCTGACGAGTGATATAATTTTATTTTAAGGACAACCGATGGACAAACCAAAAATTAATGCAGCATCCAAAGTGAGAGCTGCATTTTTATCCTCTAACAAACCATTAACTATTACTGATATTCGTGTAGCCACTCAATTAGAAGCTCCACAAATATCTATGGCTGTTTGTTATTTAATGAAACAAAGATACTTAACCAGAGAGATTGTAAACAATCCACTAAAGTATGGTCGCAAACAAATATGGAGCTATACCTACCATAAGGAAAGATTAAATGTATCTAGTATTTGATGAGGAAGGTTATGCAATGCGAAAGGTTACCTTTAAACAAGAAGCTAAAGCTTTAATTGTCCACAGACCAGGATGGACTTATAAAAAGATAGAAGAACCTAAAATTGACTTGGACAAGTTTGAGCCAGCACCTTATTGAATTACACAGATCAGAAGTTCGTACCATAATTCGATGGCGCATTGAAGATGGCAATTGGGATAGGGTATTAGAGTTTCTATCTAAACCAAAAGTTCAATCAAGAGCTGAACAATTAAAAAAAGATATTAAAGAGCAATATAAACTGGGTAACACTGGGCAAAAAGGACAATGGTTATGAATAAAATAGAATTTGGCGATTGTAGAGATACAATGCGAAAGTGGAAAGATAAAGGTGTGAAAGTTCAGATGTGTGTTACTTCACCACCTTATTATGGATTAAGAGATTATGGACATGATGGTCAAATAGGTTTAGAAGAAACTCCACAAGCTTATATTGATGCAATGGTAGAAGTATTTAGATGTGTTAAAGACATACTTGCAGACGATGGAACTCTTTGGATAAATATTGGTGATAGTTATTCAAGCCATAAAGATTGTAAAAGCACACCACAAAGTTTTGCTAAAGGAACACCTAAAGAAAATGCTCCTGTAATGGAAATTGGTAAGTCAAGAGTAAGAGATTCTAAAATGCTTAAATCACAAGGATTAAAAAATAAAGATTTAATTGGTATTCCTTGGATGTTAGCTTTTGCTTTAAGAGCGGATGGATGGTATTTAAGACAGGATATTATTTGGCATAAACCAAATCCAATGCCTGAATCAGTTACAGATAGATGCACCAAAGCCCATGAATATATATTTTTGTTATCTAAATCTGATAAATATTATTATGATAATGAATCTATAAAAGAACCATCTATTTATTACAACAAAGATAATAGGTCAGACAAAGGTAATATTAGATATGAAGGAAAAAGAACTGAAGGAGAAGCTTCAGCTAATGGGCAACAATCTTTTGTAACAATAAATGAATTTAAAAACAAAAGAAGTGTATGGACTGTAACAACTAAACCATATAAAGGCGCACACTTTGCTACTTTTCCAAGAAATTTAATAGAACCATGTATTAAAGCTGGATCGCCTGAAAAAATATGTATTGAATGTGAAACGCCATACAAAAGAGAAAAGATTGTAGAAAAAAATTTTACTTTAAAAGAAGTTGAAGAAATTCGTAAGAACATTATTGAAACTGATAAGGAATGTAAACCATATGCTGTGCTAGATGCAGAATTTAGAAATCAAGTTGTGGAATACAGAAATTTACCAAGCCATGATGAATTAAGAATGTATTTGCAAAAAGCAAGATTAAAAGCTGAATTAACTATTCAACAAATTGAAGATTACTTTGATACGCAAGCCCCGCATCATTGGTTTGAAAAAAACGGAAGCTATCCAGACAAAAATGATTGGTTAAAATTAAAAGCATTAATGAAATTTGATGACCAATACGATCAAGCAATGACTGAAATTTTTTATAAGAGCGGATTAAAATGCGCAAATAATTATTTGGACAAAGGTTTAGTAAAGCAATGCAAATGTAATACTCAAGAAACTAAAGCTGGAATAGTTTTAGATCCGTTCATGGGTTCAGGAACTACAGCACAAGTAGCTTTAGATAATAATAGACAGTATCTTGGATGCGAATTAAACCCTGAATACAAAAACCTTCAGGATGAAAGATTGCATAGACTAATATGAAACAACTATTCATATTAATACATGACAATGCTAGAAGAAGCGCACAACAAGCTATTAATCTTGCAGATAAGGGATCAGTAGTCGAAATTAAACCAGCAACCAGATCATTAGAACAAAATTCAAGACTCTGGGCATTATTAACCGATATAAGTAAACAAGTCGAATGGTATGGAAGATTCCTTCAACCAGATGATTGGAAGAATATTTTTACAGCATCGCTTAGAAAACAAGATGTTGTACCAAATATTGAAGGAAATGGATTTGTTATGCTAGGTACATCTACAAGCAAAATGTCAATACAAGAAATGATAGATTTACAAACTTTAATTGAAGCATTTGGTAGTGAAAGGGGAGTAAAATGGTCAGAATGGAATTAACCGATAAACAAATAGAAGATTTATCCTATGTCATAGATCATTTTATGGCAGAACAAGCTGTGGACTATAAAATTAGCCCAGCATCACTCACAGCCATAATGACCGCAAGACTATTTCACTTTAATGCTTCATTCGGATCAGTGGATGACTTCAAAACCATCCTAGAAACTATCAATATGGCTAAATTCCCTAACCAATTACACTAATTTTAACTCTAAGGACAGAAAATGCTTAAACTCACTAATGCTTCACCTGAACACGATGGAAACCCAATCCTTATAAACCCAAAGCATATATTGACTATTTTTGAATATACTCAAGATATAAGCGATAGTGTCAAGATCACCGCAACTAATATATATGCAGTCACTCAACAATCATGGTTAGTTAAAGAATCAGTCGATACTATCTATGAGATGATGAATGATAAATTATAGGTGTAAGAATGGCGCATTCGGTCAATTATTAATGCGAAGATGGTATCCAGTTAGAAGCTCAGATAAGAATAAAAGGAAATACCACAATATATTTCAGAAAAGGCGCAAGATTTATATAAACAATTTAAAAAGGACAAATGATGAATCCAGTTAGAAAACTCTATGCAGACTTAAAACTATCATTCTTAGCTTTTTGGCTAGTATTTAATCATTCAAGAGAAAAAAGTTACTATAAAGGACAAAAAGTATGGGTATATGGATTTGTAATACCAGTAAATGACAAAAGAAGAAAAAAAACAATACAATAAGTTAGCATCTTTTGGCTGTATATTATGCTATACACTTGGATATATAGGAACTCCAGCCGAAATCCATCATATTAGAAGATTTGGCATGAAAAGAGATCAAGCCCCAGCTATTCCATTATGCCCAGAACACCATAGAGGTCAAACTGGCATTCATGGATTAGGAAGAAAGCGATTCGAGCAGACTTATAACACAACAGAAGAAGATCTATTGGCTATCATACTATCTAAATTAGCTTGATTTTTAATATATTGTGTTAATATTCGAGCTGTCAGGGTACACGCAACTGTCCTTGCGGCTCATATCAGAGCAATCTGGTAGTATCCTGACATTATAACTATGACAGATACTATCACTACAAAAGCCGATAAAGGCAGACCAACCGACTATTCAGACAAGAAAGCAGATGAAATCTGTGAATTGATTGCTGAAGGGAATAGCTTAGTCAAGATTTGCAAGCGAGAAGATATGCCAGGCAGATCCACAGCGATGAGGTGGCTATTAAATCATACTTATTTCAGGGACAGATACGCACTCGCCCGAGAACTCCAAGCAGATTACCTATTTGAAGAACTATTAGATATTGCCGATGATACCTTCAATGATGCAATAGAAGATAAGAATGGCAATATCAGAACTAACTGGGAAGTAGTCAATAGATCAAGATTAAGAATTGATACCAGAAAATGGATTATTTCTAAGTTAGCTCCTAAAAAATATGGCGATAGAGCCGATGAAGTTAAAGAAGAAAATAACTGGACAGTGAATGGCATCCCAACCAAAACTAATCAAAGAGCCGATTAATTTACCGCCATTTCACAAAGGACAGCAAGACGCATTCGATGCTTCTACTCGATTCTTTGCGGTAAGGTGTGGAAGGCGATGGGGTAAAACAGCTATGATGCAAAATATAGCTTGCGCTGCCGCTGCCTTAGGTGAAAAGATAGGATGGTTTGCACCAGACTATAAGATTCAATCCGAAGCCTTTAGAGAGATTACCGACTATTTAGCCCCCATGATTAAATCATCATCCAAGATAGATGGGATTATTCAGACCTATACTGGTGGCAGAATAGACTTTTGGACTCTTGAAAATGAAAGAGCTGGTCGATCCAGAAAGTATCATAAAGCTTTTATCGATGAAGCCGCCTTTACAAAACCCAATATGCTTAAAGTATGGCAGACCGCTATCAAACCAGCATTACTTGATTATCAAGGAAGTTGTATTACAGCCTCAACTCCTAATGGTGTAGATAGTGAGAATTTCTTTTGGCAAGTATGCAATGATCCTGAGCATGGATTTACAAGTTACCACGCACCCACACACACAAACCCATTTTTGCCACAGGAAGAACTATTAAAGCTTGAGAAGGAAAATCATCCCTTAGTATTCAGACAAGAGTATTTAGCAGAATTTGTAGATTGGTCAGGGGAAGCATTTTTTAGCCTGGACAAAATGCTAGTTGATGGAAAGCCAGTCGATTATCCAGTTAAATGCGATGCAGTATATGCAGTGATCGATACCGCAGTAAAAGGCGGTAAAGAAAATGATGGTACAGCTATTATTTACTTTGCATTAAATAAACTCTATGGGCAACCTATTATTATTTTGGACTGGGATATAATCCAGATAGATGGCGCATTATTAGAATCATGGATGCCTTCAGTCTTTGAAAGATTAGAAGAATTTGCCAAAGTCACACAGGCAAGACATGGATCAGTCGGTACTTTTATCGAAGATGCAGCAGCAGGATCTATTCTTATCCAGCAAGGTAGAACTAGAGGATGGAATACCCATGCGATAGACTCTGGACTTACTTCAGTGGGTAAAGATGAGAGAGCTATTTCAGTCTCTGGTCACTTCCATCAAGAGAAGATTAAAATTAGCCAATATGCCTTTGATAAGACTATGACTTTCAAAAATGCTTCAAGAAATCATTTGATTAGTCAGGTCACAAGCTTCCGCATTGGAGATAAAGAAGCCTATAAAAGAGCCGATGATTTACTTGATTGTTTTACCTATGGAATTGCGATAGGCGTAGGTGATAAGTATGGTTATTGATATAATATTAATATGAAATTCTATACTTATATTCATTACAAATCAGATACTAAAGAGCCATTTTATATTGGCAAAGGTACAAGTAATAGAGCATGGAAATTAAGCGGTAGAAATAAATATTGGAAGCATATAGCTCAAAAGCATGAATTTGATGTAGAAATTGTTTCAAGATGGGAATATGAGCAAGATGCTCTAAACCATGAAATACAATTAATCGCATATTATAAAAATTTAGGACATAAATTAGCTAATCTTACCAATGGTGGTGAAGGATTAAGCGGTTTAAAATTTAGTGATGAGCATATCAATAATCTTAAAAAGTCCCATATTGGGAATAAATTAACAGATTCAGCCAAAGCTAAACTTGTGAAGTATTTAAGAACTCATAAGAATAAACCTTTTATTTGCATCGAAACTGGATTAAAATTTGAAGCATTGCACGATTCTGCCAAGTGGCTAAAAAAAAATGGCAAACCTAAAGCTCATATAAGCGCTATTGGAAATGCCTTAAACAAAAGATTAAAGTCTGCCTATGGTTATCATTGGCAATATATTTAAAGGATAGTTATGTCAGATATAACAGTCAATAGTACCGAAGTCGGTTCACAACTCATGCAAATTCTACAAGCTGGTGAGATTCAACCAGGCACAGATGTAGGATATAACCTTTGCAAAGTACTATGGGAATATCATCCACTTGGCGGTAAGCTAGTTGAAAAACCAATTAGACTTGCTCTATCTAAAAAAAGAATAATTACAGTAGATGCAGAACCAAAAGATATGCTGGTCGAAGCATTTGAGAAAGAATGGGAGAAATTAGGTGCAACTAATCATATTAGGGATACTATGTTTATCAATCGTGCCTATGGCGCTGGTGCTATTGTGTTTGGTGCTGAAGGTGAGCCAACAGATAAACCTATCGACCCATGGAAACTACAAGACCTCAATCTTTACTTCAACCAACTCGACCCATTAAATTTAGCAGGATCGATTGTTACTAATCAGAATCCTAATGCACCAGACTTTCAAAAGCCATTACCATATACCACAGCAGCAGGTCAGCCTTATCATCCTTCAAGAGCTTGTGTAGTATTTAATGGCACACCAATCTATTTAAGCTTCCAGGCATCCGCATTTGGTTTCACTGGTCGCTCAGTATTTTTAAGAGCTTTATACCCAATGAAGTCTTTTATCCAATCTATGATTACCGATGACTTGGTGACTTTCAAGGCTGGACTCTTAATCGCTAAACAAAAACCAGCAGGCTCAATCGTGAATAGGTTAATGCAAACTGCCGCTGGCATTAAAAGAACCTATTTACAAGAAGGCGCTACTGGCAATGTATTATCCATAGATATTGATGAATCTATTGAAGCTGTAGATATGAATAACACTAATACTGCTATGACTACAGCCAGAGATAATATTATTGCCAATGTAGCCGCAGCTTCAGATGTCCCAGCTATGCTATTAAAAGATGAAGCCTTTACTCAAGGATTTGGCGAAGGCACAGAAGATGCAAAAGCTATAGTTCAATATGTCGAAGGCATTAGAACAGATATGGAAAGTCTATTCAAATTCTTTGATAAGATTGTAATGCACCGAGCATGGAATAGAGAGTTCTTTGAAGCTATCCAAAATAAATACCCAGATGTCTATGGCAAGATGTCCTATGAGCAAGCCTTCTATAAATGGCAAGATGAATTTAAAGCCGAATGGGAATCACTACTTGAAGAACCAGAATCAGAAAAGGTTAAAGTAGAAGAAATCAAGCTTAAAGGTGTTACCGAATTATTAAGAACTATGCTGCCAGTAATCGATCCACAAAATAGAGCGATTGCACTTCAATGGGCGCAAGATAATGTCAATGAAATGCAAGATTTCTTTAAAAGCCAGCTTAACCTTGATCCAGACTTAATTGCAGAATATGAGCCACCTCAAGGAACTATGCCAGAAGAAAAAGTACCAAGTCCTAGTCGTAGCTAGTTATGCGATTCTTAAATAAAAAGACAGGCTCATTTATTTCAGTACCAGATAGGTATATTCCTATTGTCACAAGCCTTATTCGATCAGATGAGTATATTTTTATTAAAAATGACGATTCAGAGCATTGGATTACTTTACATGGTGGCGAAGGTGAAGGTCAGCATGTATTAATTAATGGCGCAGGTCAAGTTGTAGGCGGTGCAGGTGGAAAGCTTAATGGCAAAGAATTAGGCAATGTCAAATCTAAGTCTAAAGATGTATCTAAGCCAACAGAAACCCCAACAGAACCACCAAAAGAACCTGAAAAACCTAAAGAAGAACCTAAAACAATAGCTGAAACTCCTATTGAGACACCAGAGCAAATTACTGAAAGATTAAGCAAGCATGCTAATCAATTATCAGAACAAGCTCATACTTTAGAAGATCATCAAAAAGCTAAAGAAGCTCATTTAGAAGCATCTTATAAATATGTAGGCTTAAATAATGCAGATTTATATAAGCATCATTATGAAAAATATAAATATCATTTTGAACAAGCTAAGCAACTATTAGCAAAACAAAAAAGAGAAGAATCTAGGGCTAAAAAGAAAGAATTTGCTCAAACAGAAGAAGGAAAATCTAAAGCTGCAAAAGAAGCTATGTTTGCTACTCAATCAGTTCAAGAAATTGATAATCATTTTAGAAGTAAATTTAATTTAGGCTTTGCTAATGGATCTGAAGCTAAAAAAGAAGCTGATAAAGCATGGAAAAATTATGTATCAGCTAGAAGGCAAGGCGATCCTAATGCAGAAGATTATAAAAATAAATATCACGAATTAATTGGCAAATACAGATCAGTTGCTGGGGCTAATATAAGAAGCCATACACCTTATGACATTACAAGTGGATCAACAGGTGGAAAAGCTGTAAGAAAACTATTAGGTCATGTAGATTCAGCATTAACTCACATGGAATCATTAGGATTTAATGTCAAAGAAGCCTTAGCTAAAGGCAATGTACAATTTGCAGCTGGAACTACAGGCAGAGCTAATGGTCATGCTTGGCAAAGCAATGGAGTTGGTTATTTTTCACTATCTACTACAAAAAGACTTGAAACAGATCCTGAACAGACTAAATATGCTCAAAGAAGAAAAGAAGAAGGTAAACCTAGATGGACAGTATCAAGCGGATCAGAAGATCAAGCTAGAGCAACTATTGTCCATGAATTAGCCCATGCTTTAGGAATGCAGCCTCATATTAATTCTCCAGCTAAATTAAAAGCCATATTAGATAAACAGTTTGATAAGAACTATGGCAATATGAGAGAGTGGATTAAGACTAATATTAGTGAATATGCCACAGAAAATATTAAGGAAACAGATGCAGAATTAGCAGCTATGGTAACTGCGCCTGATTATGTAAGAGGTACTTTACCTAAAGAACTTGAAGATCATGTAGATGAATTATTTATGAGGACAAAATAATGCTACCAATACCAAAAGATCCAAATTTTAAAATACCGCCAGTAAGCGAGCATGATTTTTTTAACCCAACAGGCGATGAAGATGAAAGATTGCTTAAAACTGGGGCATGGAATCACGAAGATAATCCGCAACCTGAATCACCAGAAGAAGAAGCTGCTGAAGAATCTCAAGAAGTAACAAAATGACATTTTTTCAAGTATTAACTGCTGCTGTCAATGACATCATAGAGCATGGCTTTGATTCTAAGAAAAGAATCGATGATTGGATGAAAAAGATCCATAAGGCAGCACTAAAAGAGTTAATCCCAGAAGCACAAATCCAAAGAGAACTAAAAAAGGCACTTGAAATAGCCTATAACCGACTTGTAACTAAAGGCGGTCTTATATCATCCCATGTATCTAAATTTGATATAGAAAAGCTTAAGCCTAAACTAAGATCAGAGCTTGATCGTAGAATTATGGCATCTACTGACCTTATTAAATACAATCGAGAAGAATGTATCAATAATCTATTAAGAAGATTTGAAGGATGGGCGACTTCTATTCCAAAAGGCGGATCAGATGCAGTCGATAAAGTAAAACAAAAGCAAGATATTAGAAAGTCATTAGGCAAAATCAGTTTTGAGCAAAGACGAGTCATTATTGATCAGACTCATAAGCTTGTATCCAATATTAATGACATAGTAGCTATTGATAATGGCGCTATTGCTGCTAGATGGCATTCACACTGGAAAGAACTCAATTACAACTATCGAAAAGACCATAAAGAACGAGATGAGAAGATTTATGTGATCAAAGGTAGTTGGGCAGTAGAAAAAGGATATATCTCAGCCCCTAATGGTTATACCGATGAAATTACACAGCCAGGCGAAGAAGTTTACTGTCGATGCAACTACACCTACCTGTATAATTTAAGGCAAGTTAAAGATTTATTAACAAATAAAGGCGAAAAAGCCTTACAATCTCTAAAAATTTAGGAATTTCTATGCCCTTTGAGTCAGAAAAACAAAGAAAAGCTATGTATGCAGCCGCTAAAAGTAAATCCAATATAGGAATACCTAAAGAAGTTGCTAAGAAGTTTATTAAGCATGGAGAAGATGAATTATCAGCTCCAGTATTGCTTACTCCTAAAAAATTTGCAGAAAATGCAAAAGTAGAAGAAGAAATTGCAGATCCAAGAGAAGAATTGCAAAATGTACAGGGTGAAATTGCGGAAATCGCAAAAATCCTTAGAGCCTATAAGACAGATACTCTTTTAGACAAAGTAAAGACCATGAATGAGAATGAAATCATGGTAAGAGCTGGAGAGCCTGTACCTAGATTTGGTCAAGATGCTGACCCTTGCTGGGAAGGTTATCAACAAATAGGTATGAAGGAAAAAGGCGGCAAAGAAGTGCCTAACTGTGTACCAGATTCAGCAGTTGAAGGATCAGTTGTAGCAGTTGATGAGAAACCAATAGATAAAATGGCAGGGGCTGAAGGTAGAGCATCTGGAATCTTATTTTTGACTGAAAGCAATGAAACTCTATTAGTTCGCAGAGGTAATGGTGGCGATTATCCAAATATGTGGTGCGTACCAGGCGGACATCAAATTGAAGGCGAAACATTAGAAGATTGCGCTAGACGAGAAGCAGCAGAAGAAACTGGCAGAAGATATGAAGGCGATTTAGAGATATTGCATGACGATGGTCAATTTTGCACCTATATTGCCAGAGATATTAAAAAGTTCCCTGTTAAAGTATGTGATGAATCTACAGGCTATGATTGGAGTCATTTAAGCAATCCACCTATGCCATTGCATCCAGGTCTTGCTACTGCATTTAGAGTGGCAGCTGCAAAAACTGAATATGATATTGCAGAGCTTATAAAGGATGATGTATTACCTAGTCCACAGATGTATGCGAATATCTGTTTACTAGCTATTAGAATTACAGGTACTGGCTTAGCTTATAGATCATCTATTGGCGAGCATGTATGGAGAGATCCATCACTTTACCTAAATGAAGAATTTTTAAAGAGATGTAATGGCTTAACAGTCATTATGGATCACCCTGAGAGCGCTGTCTTGACCTCTAAAGAGTTTAAAGATAGGGCAGTTGGTAGTATCATGCTACCATATATCAAAGGTGACGAGGTTTGGGGCATAGCCAAGATTTATGACCAAGCTTCTGTCGATGAGATTTTAGAAGGCGAAATATCGACTTCACCATCGGTGGTCTTTGACCAATCCGCTGGAAATACAACACTGACAACCGAGAGTGGCGAGCCGCTCTTGATTGAAGGCGTACCATTCCTGTTAGATCATATAGCAATTGTTACGAAAGCGAGAGGATCAAAAGGAGTTTGGGACAAAGGTGGCGAAGCCACTGGAGTTTTATTAACTAACCAAGAGGTGTCTTAATATGACAAAAGAAACAATGATTGAGCCTAAAGCAGATGCTTCAGGCGAAAAATTAGACGCTATCTTATCCGCTTTGAATAGTATTGCTGTTCGAGTTGATGAGATGGAAAAAAATCTACCTGCACCACCATTAGTCACAGCAGCTGATAAAAAAGCTAAGCATGACGATGATATGGAAGCTTGTGATGATGACGCTAAGAAAGATGATGACGAAGAAGAAATGGTAGCTAAAAAAGCAGATAAGAAAGCTAAAAAAGATGCAGAAGGCTCTGATCCAAAAGAGCATGGAAAAGCAGGCGAAATTAAACCAGATGACGAAGGTAAAATCGAAGAACCAGGTCACATGGAATTTAAGAAAGATGATGATGACGAAGAAGAAGAAGCTAAGAAAGATGATGACGAAGCTGCTAAGATGGATGAAGAAGAAACTAAATATGCTGATGCACAAGCTAAGGCTGATTCAGTATTAGCTGGTTTTGGCAAATCTGCAACTCGCCCATTACAAGGTGAAAGCTTAATGGCTTATCGCAAAAGATTATTGCGTGGCGTACAAGGCTATTCCGATGCTTACAAAGGTATCAACCTTGCTTCTATCAAAGATGCAAAATTACTTGATTTAGCAGAAAAGCAAATTTTTGCTGATGCACTTGCAGCTTCAAAAGCTCCATTGCACTATGCTGCTGACCAATTAATCGAGCTTCACGAAAAAGATAGAGCTGGTCGCACAATTACGAAATTCAAAGGTTCTGTAGAAGCATGGCTCGGTGATTTTAAAGTGCCATCTTTAAGAGTTAAAGAGTTTCACTTAAATAACAATAAAAGATAAGGAAGATAGCTATGTCAGCAAATCTAATCTCATTAAATCCTATGCTAACAACCAATGCAGTAGGTTTGTTTAATACAAACTCTGCTGGTTTTACGCAAGGTGATGCACTTGATGATCCAGCGGTTAAGTTCTACTTAGCTGGTGGTGTATTAAGTACATCTGCTACTTCTCCTATTTGGGGTGGTATTCCAATTCAAGAGTTTTCTGCTGTAGGTCAAGCAGGTGTATTCTCTGGTAATAAACAACCAGGCACAGATACTCTTGGTTCAACAGTTTTACAAGCGACTGGTTCAGCTAACCCAACAGGTATCGCTGTTTATAACCAAGCTTTCGCTGGTATTACAACACCGCAAAGTACTGCACCACTTTATTCACCAGGTATGTCTGTTAATTTCTACAGATTTGGTTCTGGCGCTAGAATCCCTTTGATTCTTGATCCAGCATCTGTAACAATTGATGGTCAATTAATCAGCACAACAGTTTATTTTGATTACACAAATAACTGGGTAACTGTTAATAATCCTGGTACACAAGCTGCTTTCCCTGTGAAAGTAATTGGTGTAAGCACCACTGGCAACAAGACAGTTTCATACAATGGAACTACTAATGCTGCTAACTGGATTTACAATCAATATGTGGCACTTTGCCTAATCTAATCGAGGAGAAATAATTATGTCAGGCTTTGCACCATCATTTGTAACAGTAAATCCGCACTACATGATGCCAGAACTCATTATGCAATACAGTTTGGCTTCAGGTGCTTTCACAACTTTAGCAACAGAAAATCCTATGCCAAGACTTGGTGAAGCGGATCTTTATGTATATGCTAAAAAAGTACAATTAACAACACAAGTACAAGCTAATCAATCACAAGTGAATCAGTTGCCAAGTGCATCTATCATTCCTTCAATGATTAGTACTGCTACTTACCGCCTACAAACTAGAGCGCAATACGATAATTTCGATGAAGCTGCTACTGGCGCTTGGGGCTATGCACTACCACAAGGTATGCGCTTAGCTGCTCGTCAAGGTATCGCTCAACAATTGCGTAATGCTCTACTTTATGGCTTTAACCCAGCAAACGGAGAAGGTTTATTAAACACTTCAGGTGCTACTACTCAAGTTCTTGGTGCTGATACCAATGGCAACACTGGTTACAGTACTTGGGATAGCGGTCAATTAGCTCAATATCTATTGAATATGATTGGCGCTTTAAAAGTGCGTACACTTCAAATTGGACAACCACTCCGCTTAGTTTTCTTAGCACCACAAAGATTCATTAGCCAAATTTCATATTCTGGCGTAGTGTCTTTAACACAATTCCAAAGAATTGGTGCTGGTGTTGAAACTGCTGCTGGTTTAGTTGAAACAGTTGCTCAATGGGCAGGTGGTGATGATGTTAGCTTCGCAGCTGACGACACACTAATCGGTCAAGGCTTCGGTGGTACTGATGCAATTATCTTAATTGCTCCAGAACTTAAGATCCCTAAAGCAAACAATGCTATTAATACTAACATTTTTGCTACATTGACACCTAACCAAACAGCTACATCATTAATGCTTACAGATGTATCTGCTCCTACTGAAATTCCAACACCTATTGCAGATGGTGGAATTACTACTCTCTATACAATGAGAAGTACATCAGGCTGGGGTATCAGACCTGAAGCATTGACAATCTTGTCAGCTGCTTATTAGTAGTTAGTTGTTTTGCAGAAAAGCTCACTTAGGTGGGCTTTTTTGTTGTATAGTACTAAAACCTTAGTGATGCAAGGATAACAACCATGAGGGGTATTCTAGTATAAAAAAACTAGAGCATCATATATCCCTCACCCTTATTTAAAAGGACAACAATATGAAACTATATATAGCGAATTGCAGTAAGCAAGAGTTTAATCTTACTTATATGCTTCCTGAGAATCCAAGACCATTTATGCACCATATTCGTGCTGGTGGACAAGTTGAGATTCCAGGTAATCAAGATTCAGTCGATTCAATCATTAATCAATTATCTATCTATGGATTAATGGAAGCTTCTAAAGTCAAAAAGGGCTTTGGCGGTATTGCATATCAATTAGAAAAGCCAATTAGTGTTGAAGCTATTGAAGCTGGTCTTGACCAAAGAGATCAAGAAATGATTGACAGAGCATTAGAAGCTCGTAAGAATACTGCTGCGGCAGCTGATAAAATCTTGACTGATAAAGCTCAAGAAATGGGCTTAAAGCAAAAAGCAGGTCTTGAAGTAGAAATTATGGAAGAAAAAAAGAATGCAGGTGATAATTCACCTAAATTCGAGCAAACTATTGAGGTAGTTAGAGAAGGATTACAACCTCAAAGCAAGGCTTCAAGAAAGAAGAAATGATATATAATGCAATTTTAGGAAATTAACTTATGACAGATCCCATTACTTCTCCCCCAACTTTAACTGGATTTATCGCTTGGACAAGAGCAGTAATGGGTATTCCTACCTCAGCTATTCCTGATAATGATATAGGCTATCAATATGCCTATCAGGTAGCACTCGATATAGTACCCCTAGATTTTACCCAAGCTTCACCAGATATATATACTTTGACTGTATATAATCTAGGCGGAAGTAACTTATTACAATGGCAACAAGATATTACAGGACAGACCTTTTTTGCCGATGCAAGAGCTTCATATAGTATGAATAGCTTTGTAGCTGGTGTTGTAGATAGCGCTAATGATGTATCCACAAGTGAGACACTATCAGTAGGCGCAGGTCTTAAAAATCTTACTCTATTTGACTTACAAGCTATTAAGAATCCCTATGGAAGGCAAGCTTTGCTTTATATGCAAACTCTTGGCACTCTCTGGGGAATTACTTGAAATTACATCTCGGAGTTATTGAAGTACCTGAAATTGAAGAAGGCTCTACTTCTTATACTGTAGGAAAAGACCTAGAAGCTCGCTATGGGCTATTTTCAGCTTTTGCTAATACCTATGGTGAAAAGATAGCTAAAAACCTCGCAGAAGGCGCACAAGGAGCTTTAGAAACCCTTTTATTAGGCAATAAAGTATCTGATCCTTTTGCTGCTGGTACAGACCAGATTACAGCCGATTTTAAGCATTTTATTAGCTCACAAGAAGCTGAAACAGTAGGGCTTCCTGGTGTACCAACTCAAGCTGCTTTAATGGGTAAATCAACTCGATTTAAAGGTAAGGCAAGAAGGGGAGCTAGACCAAAAGGTCAAGTGACTTATGGTGTAAGACGACCTTCATTTATTGATAGCGGTATATTTATTAACTCTTTAAAGACTTGGATTGAATAATGGCAACAGTAAGCGAATCAGCACAAGCCAAACCACAATTAGCGGCTGGATTAAATGAGGGCATACAGACCTTATCCGCCAATGAGCAAGTTACCTTTACTCTATATGTAAAGCTTGTTTTACCTCTTGATGGTTATGTATTCTGGGTAAATGCAGCTCTTTTAACAGATTCAGCTATTTACAATGTGGCTCAATATAACCGATTGGAGTATGACCAATTAGAATCTACTCCTATTCCACCAAGATCATTAACTGTGACTGGTTCTTTCCACTTTAATTCAGAGTTGCATCAATTAGAAGATAGAACTACAGCATACAATCATGTCATCTTTACTTCACCACAGCTTATACAAGATTTTAATGTTGTAAATAACTCATTAATCTATGTAGCAAGCTATGAAGGCTTAAAATTTGCCTTTAGTCGTAGAGATAATTATTACAAACAAGCTGACCTTTTCCACTATAAAGGTGATGCACTTTACTCCATCATGGACACTCAACTTATTGATTCCATGACAGGTTTTGATACTACAAGCCCTATAGTCTCTAATAGTTTACCTATCTGGCTTACTTTAAACCAATACTTTCCGATGTATCCATCTTATCTAGCTCCACAAAATTTACAGCCACCTTATGCTGTAGTGGACATTGATCCTAAGGAAACAAGAGCTTTACAGCAATTTCCTTTGCTAGATGCTAATTCAAATCCGTATCAATTAACCCATGATACTGTTAGAATAACCATTTATGGGATTCGCAATAATGCTGCACTTAATTTTGCGAATTATGTATTTGATTATAGTAGAAATACCGATAATATTGGTATGATGAATATGCCAATCATTCAAGATGAAAAAGTAACTCAACCTGAATTTGGTATATTAGCTATGAAAAAGACAATTACTTTTGAAGTAAGTTATTATCAGTCTACGATTAATGACATTGCCAGAAAGTTGATTGAAAGTGCATTTATGACAATAACAGAAACAAACTTATAGGAGAAATATTATGGCAGTAGGTCAAAATCAACCAGCAGTAATCAATGGTGCAGCAATAACAGCACAAGGTATCAATTCAGCATTAAATCTATCAGCTAATACAGTTGTTAAAGCATTTAAAGGTCGAATTGTTAAAGTAAATGTAACAACAGCAGGTTCTACAAATGGCGCTATCTATGATTCAGCAACAATCGCTGGCGTAGCAGCAGCTAATTTAGTAGCAGTTATTCCTGATGTAATTGGCACTTATTTAATCGATTTTCCATGCAAAAATGGTATCGTATTTGAGCCAGGTACAGGTCAAGTTGTTTCTTTAAGCTACAATTAATTTAATAAGGGGGCATTATGCCAAATATCGTAAATGTCGTTGTAAGGCAACAGGTAGCAGGCGCTCCTAATACTTTACAGCAAACAGGTGCTTTGATTTCTCAAGGCGCAACAAATTTAACAACTGGTACAACACAGTTGCTTACACAAGCATCTGATTTAACACCATTGCTAAAAGCAGCAGTTAATATCTCTGGTATTACTTGGTCAGCTGGTTTAGCTACAGTAACAACAACTTCAGCTCATGGAATCCCTAGCGGAGACACAATTAAAGTAGTTATTTCTGGTGTTAATCCTACTGGCTATAATGGTACAGTTAATGCTACTTATGTAAGCTCAACTAGCTTTAGTTATCCATTAGCTTCTAATCCAGGTAATTATGTATCTGGTGGTGCAGTGATCTTAGAAGATAGCCAAGAGCTTTATGCTATGGTTCAAACCTTCTTTGCTCAAGGCAAAACTCTAGGTGTTTATATCCTAGAATTGGGTGCAGGAACTCCAGCGCAAGGTGTTACATCTTTAACAGCTTATATTGCTAATCCTACAATTCAATTTTATAGCTATCTATTACCTTATGCTTGGGATACAGAACCTACAGCAGTTTCATTAGCAAGAGCTAATAATGGTACTACAGCAGAAATTTATTTCTATGTAAGTACTACTTTAGTTACTTATACAGCATGGAATGGTATTAAATCAGTATTTGCAGTAGTTCCTAACCCAGCAGCACCTGTAACAGAATTTAGTGCAGCTGCATTCTTCTGGGTAACTCTAAGCTACAACCCAAGTGCAGCTAATTTAGCTTCACCACTTGAATATACTTATATCTATGGCGTAACAGATTACAGCTCTGTTTTAACAAACACACAAGAAACTCAATTGTTAGCAGCTGGTGTTAATTATGTAGGTACAGGCGCACAAGGTGGTATTTCAAATACCTTGATTTATGGTGGTACTTTCATGGACTTAAATCCATTTAATTACTGGTATGCTGTTGATTGGCTTTCAATTAATGTCGCTGAATCTTTAGCTGGCGCTATTATTAATGGCAGTAATTTATCTACTAATCCGCTTTACTACAATCAAGCAGGTATTAATACCTTACAAAAAGTAGCACAAGCAACAGTAAATAATGGTATTTCTTTTGGATTAATTCTTTCACCTGCAACAGTAACAGCAGTACCTTTCAGTACTTATGTCACTGAAAATCCAGGTGATTATGCAACAGGCGCTTATAATGGTCTAGCTTGCACCTTTGTACCACAAAGAGGATTCTCTGAAATTACTATCTACTTAACTGCAAGCAACATCCCAACTTAAGGAGAATAAATAATGGCGAATCCACAAATACAACAAGGTACTTTAAATAGACTACTAGCAAGTGTAGTCTATGCTAACTATCAACAACTCAATGTCACTGCTTCTTACCTTGCTAAAGAAGCTATCAGTCTTTCTTTTGATGGTGACACTTCACAACTTATTGGTACTTTAACAGGCGCTGTAACAAGCCCAGAGCCATATATTTATGGAACTGTGACTATGCACCTATTAAGAACTCAAGCTTTAGGTGATGCCTATAAGCGTCAAATTGAAGTTAATACAACTCTAGGATCAGTAACAGTACATCCTGACTCAGTTGCATTATCTCCATTTGAGTTAAATAACTGTGTTTTACAAAGTGTTCAAGAAGTTGCTTTTGATGGCACACAAGCTGGTCTTATTGTGCGATTAAGAGGTATTTACAGTATCAATGCTGCATTATTTGCTGCTGGTGCTTAATTGATCTATACCCCTGAGTCATTGGGCTTGGGGGTATTTTTTTAAAAGGACAGAAAATGAGAATTAACCAAAAATTAAATCTTGTGATCCCATTTGAAACTGGTGATGACAAGACTATATATATTCACTCAAGCCCTATTAGTAGGGATTTGTTTGAGCAGTTTTACTCTGAATTAGGCGCTGTATTTACTAATTGTATGTCAGGCATGAATGAAGCTCATTTAGCTTTATCAGCCCCACAATTAGCTTATCCTGCATTAAAGTCCATTACTAAAAAGAATGGTACTTGGGATGGAGTTAAGTTTGGATTAGTAAATGAAATAATAAGACTTACCAATGTCTTATTTACTGGTGAAAAAGGCTGGGAATCATTACCCTTAGAAGTAGCTAAAAAACAAGGCATACTTGATGAAGCTGAAGAAAGTGAGGTGCTTTCTGACCTAATTTTTTTTATAGCAATATCATCGGTAGCTCCGAAGCAATTTCGACAAGCTTTTTTAGCAGCGGCAGGATCGATAAGAAACTGGGATTTTACTTCATCCAACTCTATGGAATACATGAGTGGCTTGCAGACATCGACAGAGAAAGAAACTACCTCGCAGACAGTGATAGCATAGTTGCCTATATTTTTAACTATGTAAGTACTTCTGGCTTTAGTGATTTTATGAAAGAGTATGGTGCAGAATATACCGATGTCACAGAGTTTAGACAAAGGCATATTTTGAAAGCATTAAAAAGTCGTTCTTTTTTTTAACTAATTGACTATAATTTCGCTATGGCTATTAAATCAGTAATTGAGATAGATGTACTAGACGAGAAATTCCAAGAATTTCTAGTTGCCTTTGAGCAATACAAAGAAGCTGTTGAAAGAATGCCTAAAGACTGGCAAAAGATCAATGAGCAAACTAAAAAGACATCCCTAGATTCTGAGAAGGCTGTAAAAGGTCATACCAAATCACTTAAAGACTATATGAGAGCTATCGATGATAGCAATGAAAGTCTTAAACTTACCCAAAAAATAACTACAGTAATTAGTGGAAATATGAATAATATTTCCTCAATCGCAGGTAAATTCCTATCTTTATTTGGTACAGAAGGCGCTTTAGCATCATTAGCATTAGGTATTGCTGGTGGAGCTATATCATCTACTGTAGAAGATGTATCAGAGAAAAGAAGGCAGGCTGCTGGTCTTGGATTAAGAGATACTGCTGAATTAAGGGCTGCTGAGATTGCATTTAAGCGCTTTGGTGATGTATCCGCAGATTTAAGCAAAATAGCAGATTTACAGACAAAATTATCCCCTTACCTACAACAGATGGTAGGCAAAGAAAATATTGGTAAAGATGCAGCACAACTCTACCCACTCATAGTACAAAAATTCCTTGAAGATGTCAAAAAACAAGGCATTGATGTCAATACACAACAAGGCTTACAAAGACTACAAGTTCTATCTGCTGTTAAGGGCTATGGTCAAGTCTTACCTCTTGATGAGCAATTAAGAATACTTAAACTACAAAAAGAGTTCCCAGAGACAGTAGAGCGATATAAACAATTAGTTCCAGCAGTCGGTCTTACCCCAGAAGAAGAAAAAAGAGCGCAGACTATTGAGACTACTATTGAAACCTTCTTTACGACTTTAAAAGTAACTATTGAAAGAAAAATTTTACAAGCATTTACTCCATCTAAATTAGGTATTGCAGAATATATATTTGCTCCTTTAATTAAAATCTTAGGTGAGCTTGTAGATGCACTTAGAAGGGCTTTTGGTCAAGTGTCACAAGTTAATAAGACTTTAAATCCAGCAGGATCTGAGACTATTAGCTCTGCACAACAAAAAAGTAATAAACAACAAATTATTGATTTCCTTGCAAGCAAAGGATTTACAAAAGCTCAAATCGCTGGTGTTCTTGGTAATTTCTATGCTGAAAGTGGCTATAACCCTAATGCTCTACAAAAAGGCGGATCAGGTGTAGGTATTGCTCAATGGGATACTGCTCGTCAAAAAGAATTTGAATCATTGTTTGGTCATTCATTAAAAGGAAGTACTTTACAAGAACAATTACAATTCTTCCTATATGAACTAAATCATAAAGAAGCTATGGCTGGAGAAGCTCTTAAAAAGGCTGCTACACCTACAGAAGCTTCTAAAATCATTACTCAACAATATGAGAGACCAGCTAATATGGGTTATGAAACCTATAAAAGAGAGATGTACTCTAATGCTATTAGTGTTAATATCAATAACAATACTGGCGGAAATGCTACTGCTTCTGCTGTAGGTATGGCAACTGTAGGAAATCCATGATTACTTCACAACAAATTCAATTTCAATACCAATATGAAATAGCTCCTATTCTTTTGGTAAATGGATTAGCTGCTAATTTGCCTAATGGTTTAATGAGTATATTAACTCTTACTGAGGGTGCTGATATATTTTACCCAGATGCCAATGATTATTTTGCTCACTTTAAAGTAGTGGGTGGTAATTCATTACAAGAATGGCAAGTCGCTGAATATCCTTTTGCATCTATTCAAATGGCTGCCAATGCTGTTATTCAAATGCCTTTAAAGGTAAGTCTAATGATGGCTTGTCCAGCACAAAACAATGGTAATGGATACTTTGAAAAACAAGCTGTTTTAACTAATTTAAAAACACAATTAGATAATCATATTTTGGCAGGCGGTACTTTTATTGTAGCCACTCCTGCTTATACCTATTCAAATTGTATTTTGACTAATTTAAGAGATGTAAGTACTTTAAGCGATAAACAAGTCCAATTTATGTATCAATGGGATTTTGTACAACCATTAGTCACTCAACAAGCAGCAACAGCGACCTATAACAATCTAATGACTAAAATAGGTAATGGCACTCCAACTCCTACTAATCTGGACAACTGGGGCGGCACTGGAGCTAATATTGGCGCTTCACAAAATTATCAACCACAAAGCAATGCTTCCTTGTTCTCTAATGGAACAGGCACACCAACTAATATCTCATTACCATGACCACTTTTGTAGCCTTTAATCCTTCTCCATCAGCTAATTTTCAGTTTAACCCTGTATTAGATGGCACAACTTACACTGCAATTTGCACTTGGAATGGTTATGGCAATAGATACTATATTAATATTTATGATGCTTTTAAAACTCTTATATTAAGCATTCCAATTATTGCTTCACCTGATAATTACGATATTAATTTAGTTAAAAACTATTTCTTTACTTCTACCTTAGTTTATAGAGCTTCATCAGGAAATTTTGAAGTGACACCATGAGATACTATGATATTGTCATTACTGATTCTAAAACAGGAAAAATAATAAATCAGTTCACTAGCTTAAATAGTGATAACTCTAATAATGGTGCTGCGCTTCAAGTTGAACTGGATATGTTCCAGAATTTTTTTCATGCTCCAGCTCAAAATCCCTATATAAAAATTACTGGGGTTACCTATGAAACTATCAGCCAAGCTTCTAATTTAAACAATCAAACTATATCAGTTTCAGTAGGTATGAATATTGGATTGCCTTTAGCTAACCCACAAGAAAGAGGAATTGTATTGCAAGGTACAATTTGGCAAGCTTTTGGTAATTGGCAAGGTAATGAAGTCAGCCTTCACCTTATTGTAGTGCCTTTAATTTATGATTCTACTAAAGAGCCAAATCTTACTGGTATTTGGTATAAAGGCACAACTATGCAAAAATTTGTAACTAGCACCTTAAATCAAGCTTTTCCTGGTGTAAATATCACAGGTAATTTTTCTACCAATTTAGTTTATACAGAAGATCAGCCTTTTTATAATTACAATCTACAGCAATTCTCAGAAAAAATGAATGAGCTTAGCAAGTATATTATTAAAGATCCTAAGTATATTGGAGCTAGTATTGCTTCTACTTCTAATGGATTTGTTTTATCAGATGGTATAGGAGATACAGGTCAATCTAATTCATTAACCAATCCTACACAGATTAGTTATTACGATATTATAGGTAATCTAACTTGGTTAGATTTATACACTATACAGGCTAAAGTGGTGATGAGAGGTGACTTAACTGTAGGTCAATATATCAAATTCCCTAAAGGCGCACCTTTATTAAATACTACAAACAGTTTTACTCAATTTAGGAATGATATATCTTTTCAAGGTACATTCCAGATACAACAGATCCGCCATGTAGGTAATAGTCGCCAAGCAGATGCTAATAGCTGGTGTAGTGTAATTGATGCCTATATTTCACAATAATGGATAAAAAATGACAATCTCACAAAAAGTCCCCTTTGCCCAAACCATTAATAAATTCTCTAAAAACAAAATTGAGAATCAATTACAAAATCTTGGTCAGGCTTTACCTTGCTCTGTGGTTTCAATTAGTGGAGCTATTGTTACTGTAGCTTTTGAGGTTAATGTCCCAGAAGGTATTACTTTGCCACAAGTGACTTGTCCTATCGCTGAAAGTCAATATACAAGGTTACCTATTCAGCCAGGCGATAAAGGTGTTGTAATGGGCGCTAATGCTCGTCTAGGTGGTATATCTGGACTAGGATTAGGATTAGCTGATCTTGTAAATCCTACCAATCTTGGTGGTCTTATTTTTGTACCTATTGGCAATAAGAATTGGTTTAATGTCGATGGTAAATATTTATTTATGTACGGAGTTAATGGAGTAGAGCTTACTACTATTAATCAAGACTGTACCCTTACTTTAAACTCATCTGGAATATCTATTAATCTTAATGGTGGCACTCTAAATATCAGTAATGGAAGTGTTATAATTAATGGCAATATTCAAACTACAGGCACTTTAACTAATAATGGTGTAAATATTAGTAGTACTCACGAACACTCAGGAGTACAAACAGGCTCTGGAAATACAGGAACTCCAATATAATGAGAACTTATGGTATAGATCCAAACACAAATCAATGGACTTTATTAACTCAAGCTCCATACCAAAATGCTTCCAATCCTGTTGTTTACAATTTTACAGACAGTGTTGGCGATATTTTTACAGTATCTAGTACTATTTACACAGCTACTATAGATTTTAGTTTACCACCTATTACTATTAATCAAGGTGATACTATTCAAAATAATACTATTACAGATTCTTATGGAAATACTCTAGTAAATACTTGGTCAAATGTCACACAAAATGTACTTTTGCCAACTGCACCGCCCCCACAATATATTCTTAAACCTGTTAATAATTCATCATTTAATACTTGGAATTTGCAACAAGGTGAAGTAGTGCAAGTAAGTGTAGGTTATATTTGGCTTACTACCCTTGTTCAGACTTTAAGGCTTATTGAAGGCGAAAGTCCTTTTTATGGCAATTATGGCATTCCTGCATATAAATCAGTACATACTCAAATTGCACCAGATGCAGCAGTTTCAAGAACTCAATCTCAATATTCACCTCATTTTGCAAGTTTAGCTGTATCAAAACAACAATTAGCAGCTCAACCGACTTATAATATCTCAGCAATATTTACTGACGGAACTACTATTCAATCCGTCATAGCGACTTAAAGGATAAAAAATGGCAATTATTACTAAATCAGGTGCAGTACCAAGTAGCCCAACCGACCTATTAAATGCAGAAATAGCAGCCGCTACTGCATTAGCTCCTGGACTCACTGCAAATTTACCAGGATCTCTTGTTGAGGATATGGCTTCTACCGCTGCTGGCGCTGTAGTGGTTCAGGATTTAGCCTATGTCGATTTAGTTAATTCAATTAGCCCTTACACAGCTAACCCATATATTCTTTATCAATTAGGTTCAGTTTATGGTGTTCAACAAGGTCAAGGATCTAACACTTCTGTATATGTCAATTTTACAGGCACTCCAGGATTTATTATTCCTAGAGGTTTTATAGTATCAGATGGTACTCATCAATACTCCGTACAAGATGGCGGATCTATTGCTGCCACAGGTCAAAGTAGCGCATTATATTGTTTAGCTACAGTTTCTGGATCTTGGGCTGTTCCTGTAGGTACTGTAACTCAAATCATTACTTCTGTACCTAGCACAGTAACCTTAACAGTTACCAACTTAACTACTGGACTTCCAGGTGCTACTGCTCAACCTTTAGCAGATTATCAAGCTCAAGTCATTCAAGCTGGTTTAGCAACTGCTCAAGGTATGCCTACCTTTTTAAAAGCTCAATTAAATAAAGTATCTGGAGTTCAATCAAGACTTGTATCTGTAAGAAATCCAGGCGCTAATCAATGGGAAGTTATTTGCGGTGGTGGCGATCCATACCAAGTAGGCAATGCTATCTATCAAGGTCTTTTTGATATATCTAATTTAGTAGGTTCTACAATTACTGTATCTAGCATTACTACAGGAACTAATGCAGTCATTAATACTGGATCTTATTTTGGTCAATATACAGTGGGTGAAGTCATTACAGTGGCAGGAGCTACTCCTTCTACATTTAATGGTACTTATACTGTAACTGCTATAGCTAACAATCTTGTAACTACAAGCAAGAATACTTCTACTTTTGGTACTTATACCTCTGGTGGTGTCATAACTCCTAATTATAGAAATGTCACAGTATCTATTAATGATTATCCAGATTCTTACAATATTACTTTTGTAAACCCACCACAACAAGCTGTAACAGTATCTCTTACTTGGAATACTATATCAACTAACTATATCTCACCTACTGCGGTAGCTGCATTAGGTCAGCCAGCTATTGTTAATTATATTAATTCTATTGTAGTAGGTCAGCCTATCAATACTTATTCATTAGAAGATGCTTTCCAAAATGCAATTGAATCTATTATTCCTCAAGACTTAATATCTAAATTAGTATTTGCAATTGCAATTAATGGAGTATCTGTATCACCAGCAGCAGGCAGTTTATTGATTTATGGTGATCCTGAATCTTATTTCCAAACTAATACAAGCTTAGTAACTATTACTCAAGGCTAATAATGCAAACCAAGATATTACCTTCTTATCTTTATTCGCAATATACAGGGCATGATAGCACTCAGTATTTGCAAGCCTTTTTTGATGCCTACAATACAACTGCACAACAATATTTAGATCAAATCAATAACCTTAATTTACCTATTTATACTAGCACAAGTATCTCAGGTAATTTATTAGACTGGGTGGCTCTAGGTATTTATGGTTTAAAAAGACCTGTAATCCCACAAGGCTACTACAAAAATAAAGGTGAGTATAATACTACTCACTTAAATGAAGGTAACTATAATGCTTTAAAAAAATTAGCTCCTACAGCTTTTTATAATGTCACTGACGATATATTTAAAAGGTGCATTACTTGGAACTTCTATAAAGGCGATGGATACCAATTTAATATTAGATGGCTTAAAAATAGAATAGCTAGATTTTTAGCTGGTGTTAATGGAACTGATCCTAAGCTTGATAATACCTATCAAATTAGTGTTACTTTTGCTGCAACCGATGTAGTTAATATTAATGTCAAAAAAGGCATTCTAACCACTAAAGGTGGTGCTTTATTTGATACTTTTGAACTAGATCAATTGCCTATGAATCAACCTACTATTTTTAAGACTTATATACCTACAAATTTATTTCCTATATTACAGGCTGCAATTAATGCAGGAGTTTTACAATTACCCTTTCAATACACTTATAATCTAACTTTGACATAAGAGACCGCTATGACTATCTATTTATTTGCCAATAATGCACAAACAACCCTAGCTAATTCTTTAACTAGCTCGGCTACCACAGCTACTTTAGCTCCAGGCACAGGATCTTTATTTCCTAGTCCTTCTACTGGTCAAGGCTTTAAGCTTACTTTTGTAGATGCTGCTACTGGTCTTTTAAATGAAATTGTATTGGTAACAGCCAGATCAGGCGATGTAGTAACTATTCTGCGAGGACAGGAAGGCACAACACCTCAGTCTTGGCTTGCTGGTGATTTAGCAGGTATGCTTTATACAGCAGGTACACAAAATAACAATATCCAGATTGACCAATACCAAATTGGTACTTATGACTTTGCTGTAGCAGGAGGAACTGCCAATTCTTTAACAGCAACTATTCCTTCTAATTTAGCTTATATCCCTACTAATTTTACTTTTACTCTACAAGCTTCTAATGCAAATACTGGAGCAACTACTCTTAATTTAACTATGGGAACTACAACTACTGGAGTTTATCCTTTAGTAAAAGCTAATAATCAACCTTTAGTTTTAGGTGATATTCCTAATTCTGGTTATCCAATGCTTGTATCTTGGAGTCCTGTATATAGTGCTTATGTCTTACAAAACCCAGCTACAGGTCAAGGCGCTGTTGTAACCCCAACTCAGTTACAACAACAATATTGGCTTTATGGTGTTGCTACAGGTGGCGCTAATACTATTGCTACAACTATACCTTCTCCATTAACTTCTTTAACAGATGGTATGCAAGTGTATGTAAGAACTCTTTATGCTAATAGTACAGCAACTCCTAATTTAACTCTTACTTTAGGATCTACTGCAACAGCAACAACTACTATTGTAAAAGGCAATAATTTACCTTTAACACCTGGAGATATTCCTGGCTCTGGTTATGTCGCTGAGTTTGTTTACAGCACTCAATTTGGTAAATGGATATTATTAAATCCTTTTACTAATCAATTGACTTTACCTGCTGGAACAGTAATTCAAACTCAAGCTGCAAGTAGCACTTCTGGATTCTCTACTAATAATACTTTAGGTATCAATGTCTTAAGCCTTAATATTGTTCCTCAATATGCTAATAGTAAAATTTTAGTTCAAATGAATTGCCCTGTATTAGCATTTAAAGGTGAGTCTAATGGTGCATTTATGGATATTTATAGGGGAGCTACTTTAATATCAACTACTTATTTAGGTAATGGAGCAGAAGATGCACCACCAGCATTAGGAAATTTAACAAGTATTTATTTAGATAGTCCTGCAACTACCTCTACTGTGACTTATAATATGGTTATTGGATCAATTGACGATCCTGATGCAGACAATGACGCTTGTACAGTTTATGGTGGAACTGCTGTTACAGCACAACAAACACCAGCTTATATTAATGTACCAGTAGGAAACTACAGCATCATACTACAAGAAATTAAACAATAAAGGAAAAAATTATGGAAAACCCATCAAATTATGGCAGTCCAATTACAGGTACACTTACTGGTACAACTGCAACCACTTCATTAAACAATCAAAGAATCCCATCAACTGTAGTATTAAACTCAGTGGCAGGTGGAAGAACTATTCAATTTAGCTTTGATAATGGAGCTACTTTCTATCCAGCAGTGACACCTACTTATAGTGAAACTTCACAGATAGCTTATGTACTTAATTTTCCTGTAACTACTATTAAATTTACTGGCGCAACTAACGACACCTATAGCATTCTATAAGGGGATTTTATGTCAATCTATCTTTTTACTAACAATGCTCAGACGACATTAGCATCGCCTATTACTGCTGGTGCTACTACCTGTACTTTAGCTACAGGTCAAGGCGCTAAATTTCCTAGCCCATCAACTGGTCAAGTATTTACTTTAACCTTTAATGATGCAGCCACAGGTCTTTTATCTGAGATTTGTCTTTGTACTGCAAGATCAGCAGATACTTTAACCATTATAAGAGGTCAAGAAGGCACAACACCTCAGTCTTGGCTTGCTGGTGACTTTGCATCTAACTATCTAACTGCTGCTGCTTCTAATGCCTTTGCTCAAACACAAAGTAATATACCTACAGTTAAGTCAGTAACAACAGCTTTTTATACACAACTTTCTACTGATACTACCTTATCAATTAATATTGCTTCAGACTGCACAATTACACTATTAAATCCTGCTTCATATAATGGCAATATACTTTATATTAAAAATATACAAGGCTATCAAGTATTAAGCGCTACAGCTAATATAGTCCCTGCTGGATCTACTACACTTACTTCTGTGATTTTAGAAGCTGTTGTAGGAACTTCATGTATGTTGCAATCAGATGGAACAAATTGGAATGTCATTAGTACATCTTTTCAACCTAGTGGGTTCTAAAGATGCTATTACTATTTGCTAATCAGGCTCAGACAACTCTAGCCTTACCAGCATTAAGCACAGCTACTACTATCACTGTTGCTGGTGGTACTGGCGCTAATTTTCCTAATCCTACTACCAACCAAGCATTTAAGCTTACTATAGTTTCAACACTTAACAATCTTGTTAATGAGATTGTTTTAGTCACTGCTGTTAATGGTGATGTCTTTACAGTGCAAAGAGGTCAAGAAGGCACAGTGCCTAGAAATTGGGCTGTTGGTAGCTTTGTAGTTAATCTAATGACTGCTGGCACAGGAAATGCTTTTGCTCAAATTTATGCTTTAAACAATGCCTATTACTCACCTGTATTTAATAATATGGCGACCACTACAGGTCAAATTAGTACTTTACCTACAAGCGCCCATGATATTGTAAATAAACAATATGTCGATTCTGTAGCTGGTGCTTCTGCTGCTAAATATGAGTGTCAAGTAGCCACAACCGCTGCTGTAAGTCTTACAGGATTCCCTGTCCTTGATGGATACCAAGTTGTAGCTAATGATCGAGTCCTAGTTAAAAATCAAGCTAATGCTGCCTACAATGGTATTTATATTGCTCAATCTGGATCTTGGGCTAGATCTGCTGATATGGCAGTATGGAATGAAGTGCCAGGTGCTACTACCTTTGTACAAAATGGTACTTTATATGCCAATACTGGCTGGGTAGCAATTACCTCTGAATTAGGCACTATCAATGTCACTCCTATTGTTTGGAGTCAATTCTCTGGCTATGGTACTTATACTGCTGGCATAGGTCTTACTTTAACAGGCACACAATTCTCTATTACCAATACTGGAGTGACTGCAAATTCTTATGGATCTGCAACTCAAGTACCTACTTACACAGTCAATGCTCAAGGTCAATTGACTCAAGCTGGCAATACAAGTATCTATATTCCAGCAAGCCAAATCAATGGCACTATACCTAATTCTAAATTAGCCAACAGCTCTTTTGTATTAGGTTCTAGCACAGTTAATCTAGGCGATACTTTAACAAGTCTTACTGGTGTAACTATTAATGGCAATACCAATACTTTAACCTTTATACCTAATTCAGCTTTAACTAATAGCTCAATTGCCATTAATGGAAATACAGTTTCATTAGGCGGATCTACTACAGTCACCGCAGTTAATCCTTATGCTCTTACTATAGGCACAGGATTAAGTGGCACTAGCTATAATGGCTCAAGCGCAGTGACTATAAACAATACAGGACTTCTATCTTTTAGCACTGGATCTACTGGTCTTACTTCTACTACCACTTCAGGCGCAGTGACTTTATCTGGAACTCTAGGAGTTGGCTTTGGTGGTACAGGACTTAATTCAACCCCTGCGAATGGTCAATTATTAATCGGAAATTCTACAGGTTATACCTTATCTACTTTAACTGCTGGTACAGGTATTTCAGTAACCAATACCTCAGGTGGCATTACTATTGCTCTTGATGGAAGTAGTGAGGTTCTTTCATTTAGAACTACTCTATCAGGTTTAACTCCTTCAACTGCTACAGGTGGCGCTATTGTTCTTGCTGGCACACTAGGTGTTGCAAGTGGCGGAACTGGAGCTACAACCCTTACAGGTTATCTATATGGAAATGGTACAAGTGCAATAACCGCATCTACTACTATTCCTAATACTGCTATTACTGGTTTAGGTACAATGAGTACTCAAAACTCTAATGCTGTATCTATTACAGGCGGTTCTATATCAGGCGTAGCTTTAATCCTTGATAGTTTAAATTCTACTCCTATTGGAGCTACCACACCTGCTTCAGGTAAATTTACTACACTTGAAGCTACAGGCAATTTAACCCTAGATTCTTATACTGGTTATTTATATGGTAATGGAAGTGGTGCAGTTACTTCATCAACTACTATACCAACTACTTCTTTAAGCGGAACTATCACTAATGCACAGCTTGCAAATAGCTCAATCACTATTAATGGTAATTCTGTAAGTCTTGGCGGATCTACTACTGTTACTGCCAATACTACAAATTCATTAACCTTTAATACAAGTGGTACAGGAGATGCTTCTCCAGTAACCTTTAATGGTTCAATTGCTCATACTATTTCCTACAATACTATAGGCGCTTCACCTTTAGCTGGATCTACAAGTCTTATTACTACAGGTACAGTGACTACAGGAACTTGGTCAGGTTTATTTGGTGCTGTATCAGGCGCTAATCTTACTAATTTAACTGCTGCTAATTTAACTGGTACGACTTTACCTTCATCTATAGTTAATTCAAGTCTTACTACTGTAGGCACTATAGGAACTGGTGTATGGCATGGAACTGCAATTACTCCTGCTTATGGTGGTACAGGCGCTACTACCCTAACTGGTTATGTCTATGGAAATGGTACAGGCACAATGACTGCTTCTACCACCATTCCCACTACTGCTCTTAGTGGAACTATTACGAATGCTCAATTAGCAAATAGTTCAGTTACCTACAATGGTGTTAATGTTGCCTTAGGTGCAAGTGGCACAATTACTGCGAATACAACAAATACCTTAACTTTTGGTACAGGTCTTACTGGAACATCTTTTAATGGTTCTTCTGCTGTTACTACTGCTATAGATACAACAGTTGTTGCAACTTTGTCAGGAACTCAGACTTTAACTAATAAGTCAATGTCAGGTTCTACCAATACTTTTACAAATATTCCTAATTCAGCATTAAGCAACTCAACCATTTCAGGTATTTCTTTAGGCTCTAATCTTGATGCTTTAACAATTAGCACAGGTCTTTCAGGAACTTCCTACAATGGTGGAAGTGCTGTAACTATTGCTATTGCCAATACTGCTGTTACATCAGGAACTTATGGTTCTTCTTTAATAGTTCCAGTATTAACAGTAAATGCACAAGGTCAGCTAACTTCTGTAACTAATACCACCATTAATGCAGTTACTTTAACTACAGGCTCAATTACTACCACTCCTGTGGCTTCAACTGATATTGCTAATAAAGCCTATGTAGATGCCGCAGTTTCCAATCTTTCTATTAAAGATTCGTGTAATGAAGCTACAACAACAGCACTTCCTACCAATATTTATAACAATGGTGCAAGTGGAGTTGGTGCAACTTTAACTGGTGTAGCAACTGGGACATTAACTGTTGATGGTCAATTAGTTGCTTTAAATGATAGAGTTTTAGTAAAAAATGAAGTAACAAGTGCAAATAATGGAATTTATGTTTGTACTGTAGCTGGTGCTACTGGTGTGGCTTATGTATTAACAAGGTCTACCGATTCTAATACTTCTAGTGAAATTCAAGGTGAATTTACCTTTATTGAAAAAGGTACTGTTAATGCTAATACAGGTTGGGCAAATACCAATACTTCTACTATTACTATTGGCACTACAGCTATCACTTATAGTCAATTTAGTGGTGCTGGAACTTACACAGCAGGAACAGGTTTAACTTTAACTGGTAGTCAATTCAGCATTACAAATACTGGGGTTACTGCAAACTCTTATGGTTCTGCAAGTTCAGTACCAACTTATACAGTTAATGCTCAAGGTCAGCTAACAAGTGCATCTAATACACCAATTAGTATTCCTGCAAGTGCAATTAATACAACCATTCCTAATAGTGGATTAACTAATTCAACAATTTCAGGAATAAGTTTAGGCTCTAATCTTGCAACCTTAACTATTGGAACAAGTCTTTCAGGCACTTCTTATAATGGTGGTACTGCTGTAACGATTGCTTTAGCACCCACAGCAGTAACAGCAGGAAGTTATGGTTCTGCAACACAAGTTGGTACATTTACAGTCAATGCTGAAGGTCAGATAACTTCTGCAAGTAATACAACTGTAACTCCAGCACTTACCTCTATTACAGGTTTTGGAACTGGTGTAGCAACTGCTTTAGCAAATGCAACATCAACTACTGGTGGTATGGTTCTTTATGGTGGTGCTTTAGGTACACCATCTTCAGGCACTTTAACAAATGCAACTGGACTTCCATTAACAACTGGTGTTACTGGAATATTACCAGTAGCCAATGGTGGAACTGGTGTCACATCATCTAGTGGTGCAAATTCAGTTGTATTGCGTGATGCTAATGCAAATATTTCAGTTAATTGTTTATTTGAAGGATTTACAAGTCAAGCGGCTGGCTCATTAATTACTTTAACAGCTTCATCTGTTCAAAATTGGGTAATTACAGGTTCAGGTGGTCAAACTATTAAATTACCTGATGCAACAACATTGCCTAGTGGTGCAGTATTTACATTCAATAACAATCAAAGTTCAGGAACGATTGTTGTTCAAAATAATTCTTCAACAACAGTTGTCACAACACAGTCAGGTTCATTTATTCAGCTTATTTTGTTAAGTAATTCAACTGCGGCTGGTTCTTGGGATTATCATAATGTTGCACCAAGTAATGTAAGCTGGTCTACAAATACTTTATCTTGGGCTGGTTCTTATACAAATGGAACTTGGAATGGTAATGCTGTAGGTATTCTTTATGGTGGAACTGGTCTTTCTTCAACACCTACCAATGGACAATTATTAATTGGTAATGGTACTGGTTATACTCTTTCAACTATTACTGCTGGAACTGGTATATCAGTTACAAATAGTGCTGGTGGTATCACTATTGCAGTCAATGGTACTGGTGAAGTAACTAGCTTTCAAACAAGTCTTTCAGGATTAACTCCTTCAACAGCTACAGGTGGTGCAGTTACTCTTGCTGGTACTTTGGGTGCATCTTCAGGTGGTACTGGAGTAGCGACTCTAAGCGGTCTTGCTTATGGCAATGGTACTTCAGCCTTTACAGCAGCCACAGCCGCACAAGTAGTCTCTGTCATAGGCACTACTGCGGTGACTAATGCGACCAATGCAACAAATTCAGCTAATATAGCTTTAACAGCAGGTTCTGGTGCTACAAATTATTTACACTTTAGCTCTACAGCTACAGGAAACTCAGCAGTGAATACTAATACTTCTCTAACCTATAATTACACAAATAATGCAATTACAAGCGGTATTAATGGTGGGGCATTTTAATTTTGGTTTATAATCTATTTTTTAAAGGAATTTAATTATGGCAGCTAGTGGATTTACCCCTATTTTACTATATGCAAGTGGCACAACTGGTAATACACCTTCGGCTACCAATTTAACAAGCTCATCTTTAGGTGCTGAACTTGCTTTAAATTATACCGATGGTAAATTATTTTATAAGGATAATGCTGGTACTGTTCAAGTTCTAGCTTCTAAGGCTTCAGCTTCTACTACTTTTAGTGGTGGAACTACTGGTTTAACTCCTTCTACTGCAACTACAGGTGCTATTACACTAGCTGGTACTTTAGTAGTATCCAATGGCGGAACAGGGGCAACTACTCTTACTGGTCTTATTAAGGGCAATGGTACTTCAGCATTTACTGCTGCTGTATCTGGAACTGATTATGCTCCAGCAACCTCTGGAACTTCTATTCTTTATGGTAATGGATCTGGTGGTTTTAGTAATGTCACTGTAGGTTCTGGTCTTACTTTCACTGGCGGTACTTTAACAGCGACATCTTCTGGCGGATCTGTAACCTCAGTATCTGTAGTAACTGCCAATGGTTTTGCTGGTACTGTAGCTACAGCAACTAGCACTCCAGCGATTACTTTAACAACTTCTATTACTGGTGTATTAAAAGGCAATGGCACTGCAATTAGTGCTGCAACTGCTGGTACTGATTATACAACTCCTACAGGCTTAGAGCTTTTAAGCAATAAGAGAATTAACCCAAGAGTATCTGCTACTACAACAGCTTCTTCTTTAACTCCAGATGTCTCTGTATCAACTGGCTATGATGAATATGCTTATACAGCTTTAGCATCTGCTTTAACTATTAATGCTCCTACAGGCACTCCTGTAGATGGCAATAAACTTATATTTAGACTCCTTGATAATGGTACTGCTCAAACACTATCATGGAACTCTACTTATACAATTATCGGTGTCACTTTACCCACAACAACAGTAGCTAACAAAACCACTTATGTAGGATGTATTTATAATGCAAATAACACAAGATGGGATGTAGTTGCTGTAACAACTCAAGCTTAAGGACAAAATATGACAACTTGCGCTGTATGCCAAATCTCAGATGGTTTAGTAATTAATTTAATTGTAGCTGAGCCTACAGACCTTCCACCAGCTAATTGCGAGCTTATTGTAACTCCAGATTCATCTGGCAATAATGCAAATATTGGCGATACATGGAATGGAACAATATTCGTAGCACCAACTAGCGCAACTGCATAATGGCAATATCCTTTATATCAGCTGGTACACAGATTCAATCTGTAGCCAATCCTACACCAGGATTACCCTCTGGCTATCAAGCTGGCGATTTATTAATTCTTATTACTGGCAGTGCTAATACTGTAACTCCTACTGTTAGTGGCTATACACAAATAATTTCTACACAATATAGTACAAATACATCTAGTTCTATATTTTATAAAGTAGCAACAGCATCAGAAACTGCACCTACTGTATCAGATAGTAATAGTTCTTGTTTTGCTCAAATACTTTGTTATCGTGGTGCAAGTATAGGGAAAATAGCGACTGCTGCCACAGCCGCAGGAACTTCATTAGCAACAAATACAGTAACCACTCCAATAGCAAATGCTTGGATTGTTAGCTTTTGGAGCAATAACCCTAAAGCATCTACATGGTCTACACCATCAGGAACAACACAAAGAGCTGTTAATACTTTACAAACAGGATCTTATTGCGGTTTTGTAGCAGTAGATGAAATTCAAGCAACAGCAGGTGTTAGTACTGCTAGGACATCAACTGAAACAGGTTCTGGATCTGTAAACGGAGTTGCTTCTGCTTTTGTTTTATTACCTAATACAACCCAAAAAACAGTATTCATAACTTCTGGTACGACATACACAATTCCTTCAGACTATGCAAGCTTAGTATCAGTTGAAGGTATTGGCGGTGGTGGTAATGGTGATAGTTCTTTTGCTGGAGGTGGTGGTGGTGCTTATGCCAAATCCACAAATATTACTGGACTATATGCTGGATTAACTACTTATGTATCTATAGGTGCAGCAAATGGAGACACTTGGTTTAATACCTCTAATTCTGCGCCTACTTTAGCTTCAACTGGGGTTCTTGCTAAAGCAGGACAGTCAGCTAGTTCAACAAATGGAGGTGCTGGAGGAGCTTCAGGTTCTTCTATAGGAAATACTAAATATTCTGGTGGTTCTGGAGGTACATCAACAAATTATACAGCAGGTGGAGGTGGTGCGGCTGGTGCAGGTGGAGCAGGAGGAAATGGATCAAATGATGGCGCTGTTGGTGGTAGTGGTGGTGGTGGCGGAGCATCATTAAATTCTCCAGGTAATGGGGGTAGCACTTCAACAGGATCTAACGGAGCTAATGGTGGTAATGGTGGTTCTGGAACTGGTGGTGGTGTAGGTGGATCAGGTAATGGTGGTAATGGTACAGCAGGCACTGGTGGTGGTGGTGCAGGTGGTGCTGGAGGCGGATCTTACACTGGTGGTAATGGTGCTACAGGATCATATTGGACAGCAACCGCAGGAGGCACAGCAGGCTCAGGTGGTGGAGGCGGTGGAGGTGGTGGCTTTGGTGCTGCTGGTGGTGCTGGAGGTCTTTATGGTGGTGGTGGTGGCGGATCTTCTAATTTAACAGCATCAGGCGCTCAAGGCATTATTGTATTTACTTACAACGCATATACTAATATCACCAAAAAAACTGTATTTATTACAAGTGGCACAACTTACACAATACCAAGTGACTTCCAAACTCTTATCTCTGTAGAAGGTATTGGAGCTGGAGGAGCTAATCCCAATCCAGCTAGTTATGGTGGAGCAGGAGGCGGAGCTTATGCAAAATCAATTTCTGTTTCTGGTTTAACTCCTGGCGCAACAGCATACTGTTCAGTAGGGGCTGGTACAACATCAGGTGCTGGTGGTGATACATGGTTTAATATATCAAGTAATGCTGCTCCAACATTGACAACACAAGGTATTTTAGCTAAAGGTGGACAAGTTTCGGCTACGAGTACTGGGGGTTTAGGAGGGCAAGCATCCGCTTCTATAGGTGATGTTAAGTTTTCTGGTGGTAATGGAGGAGCATACTCTAGTGGAGCTGGTGGATCAGGCGGTGCTGCTGCTCCAGGCGGTGTAGGAGGAAATGGATCAAGCGCTTCAGGTACAGGTGGTAGAGGGGCTGGCGGTGGAGGTGCATCAGCATCTGCGGCAGGAAATAATGCTACAAATGCTTCTGGTAGCACTGGCGGTAATGGCGGTAATGGAGGTGGTGGTACTGGAGGTGGTGCTGGTTCAACAACTACTGGAGCAAACGGAACATCAGGTACAGGTGG